ATTGTACTGACTTTCTTTCTAGTACAGCAACAATTGATTGTGAAAGCTGAGTCTGCTCTCTCATTAGTAGTTCTAAGCTTTCTCTTGCTAGACCTGCCATTTTACCCAAACCAGCAGGTGTCTTGAATCCTGTACCTAGCTTTCTTCTCTGCTCGGCAGCTGATATTCTTGGTAACAACTTGTTTGCCAATCTGCTAACTGATTTGGATTTAATTTTTAATCTTCTATCTAGTGCTGCTCTTGCTGAGTATGAAAGATCACTATACTTCTGACCTCTCAGCATTCTTGCTCTCATAAACTTACGAGCAGTTCTTTGAGCTCTTCTTGTTAGAGTACTGCGTGATGCCTTTCTCTTTAGTGCTCGTCTTCTACCCATGGCAAGACGGCTCTTCATTGTTCTTGCCTTAGCAGCTTTCTTGATTCTTGTTTGTACGCTTACTACTTCCTGTAGTTCTTCTGGTGTTAGCTCTTCATTTAAAGCACCGCGTAGTGTGTTTAATACTTCTTTATGGTGTTGCTGAAGAGCTTTAGGTAGGCCAGCTTTAAATTCTTTGTGCTTACCAGCTGACGCTAATGATCTCATCTTAGATGCTGACATTCCTTCAACACCTTCAGCATCAGGGTCTCTTGCGCCAGCTGACTTAACCTCAATCTTTTTAAAATTAAAATCTTTACCTGGACCATTGTATGAATTGGCAATTCTCTTATAGTCTTCAACTCTATCATCACCAGCAATTAATGTTGCATGGGTGTAACCTTGGTGGTGAAGATGTTTTAGAATACCATGAACATTTGAATGTCCCTCTGGTGTATGCTTAACTACTGAACCAAATGCTTTCTTAGCAAATGCATGCTTTGTTTCGTAGTCGAGTGGATTCTTCTTTTTGTCGTGGGACTTTGAAAGATAGATGTGGGCCTCACCGCCAACCTTTTCTGCGTGAGCTTTAATAGTATCAACAAGCTTTTCATGGCCTACTGTTGGAGGATTCATTCTACCAAAAGCAAATACAACATGCTTGTCCTTCTGCTCGTAGATTGACCAATTTGTATCCATTACTGGATTGAGTTCAATCTCATTCTTGGGCATACCAGTATCCGTGGTACCCTTGGATTGCTTTTCGTCTTTCTTTTTGGATTTCTTTAATTTTGGATCAACAGCATCTGTTTCGGCTGTTGCATCTTGGCTGGCCATTGCTGCTGCAGCTTGGCGCGTAACCACAAATTCTTGTAGACTGAGTCTCTTCTTCATTGATATTCCTCAAGGGGTTGGCGTACCCTAACCTTGTACGGAATATTTATAATAACTTATTACTTGTCGAATAAGTCGCTAAAATCGTCTTCGTTATCATCCCAGAAAGGCTCTATTTCTAGATCTTCATCTAGATGGCTATAATCTTCTTCATCCTCGTCATCTTCCAGGTCTTCATCGCTAATTTCACTGTCATTTAGCATATCCACTAGCTTTGGCTCATGAACATCACGCAAATAATACTCGTGGTTTTCTAGGTCGCCAAGTTCATCGAGAACTTCTTCAGCCTCTGTAGCATGCATATCATACTCTTCTAGATCTTTTTGTGTAGAGTGACCTCTTTCCATAGCTTTTGCTTCTACAGCCAAAGCTTCGTCAACATGCTTTGCAGCTTCTTCTACTTTAGCCATATCTACACCTGGTTCTTTCATTAGGTTATTGAATGCATCTGTAGCACCTGGACATAAGGGAAAATGTTCTGTCTCATAGGAACCGACAGTGATATTTTTACCTTCTTGTTCTTCGAAGTTTAACTCTTCGGTATAAAGACTAAAGTTCTTCATATAGCCCCTTACGTAAACTCTTGCCAATCTACTGTTGCAATAACATTACTGGTAGCTGTTCCACAAGTAACTGCTATCGTAAATACAGTTGTGGTATTAGAAAGACCATTTCTTTCTAATTGTAATCTAAAGACGCCATCACCCAAATCCACAATAGGAGATGACTGGTTTGTGACCGTTATTACACCTGATTGAAGTGTTGTCCCACCAGACATTGTTGATGCATTATTAGCATCATACTCAACACAGGAATCGCTTCCAGCAGAAGTCCATACAGCTCCTGCTATCGTTGTCCCTGTCATTATTTTGTATTTATAGACTGCCTGGTTTATAGGGGCAATAGACAGTCCCTTAGGAACTACAATGCCATCAAGTTTTGTTGATTTTAACCGTAAAGATAGAACAGGGTAATACGTTCCTGCCAGAGTTAGAGATCTTTGACTTGCTGCACCTGGTTCTAGACCATATGACCTTTCTTTTCCTCTTACTTCATAACCACCTTCTGAGATCACAGTAGTACAAATCTGTTTTAGAGTAGCTGATGAAGCTTCTGTACCAGTATTTTCAATTTCATATCTAACAGGAAGACATGCTGTAGTCATGTATGTTGATGCAATGCGGTTTGCATGGTGGAATGTGTGACAATGAATCAATTGACCATCAATAACAAGCCCACATCTCACAGAGCCAACGCCTAGCCACTCAATGTCTGTCCAAAAGATCTGTGCTTTCGTTAGGTCAAGTGTCTTTTGGGATGGCGATGAAGCAACTGCTCCAAGTAATGTATCAATATTCCACTGTGATTGTGTTGCATATTCATAAACCACAGAGCCAGTAACATTAGATTTAATACCAAACCGTATAGTTGTTCCAACTTGCTCTAAGAATACACCATTCAAATCATTGTAGTAACCAACTCTTTGTGTCAAATTAGCTTGTGGCTCATTCATTACAAATGTATTCATTACAAGTAAGCTCTTACCTGGTTGGTAAGCAAACACCCTTGTTGTTTCTCTTTGTACCTTGGCACCAGAAGTACCGTCAACTGTTAATGATACAGTAGCAGCGTTTGCACTAAATGATACAGTGCCACCGGCTGTGTTAGCTGTAGAAAACTTCTCGTTATCTTCGTAACGGTTAAATGAATCAAATAGTGTGAGTGGCTGAGACTGTCTTGCTCTGCCAAACGCATCGACAGCAACACCTGATGGATTAGCTGGACCAATAAGATTACCATATTGGTCTGCTAGCATCATTACTTCAAAGATGGTCCTACCATCTGGAAGATATTCGTGTCTGTCTTTTCTAAACTGCGCCATTCTATCTAGCCTTTAGGAAATTAGCTTGGGAGAAAGCAGCGTGACCACTTTTACTTTGACCTGATCTCCTAACCAACTTAGTTGGTCTGTTGTTTCTGATTGATACAAACCCTTCTGGTCCAGATGGCCCACCATGGATCGAATGTTCATACCCATGGTGATCTAAACTCGAAAGGTGATCCACCAATTCATTTTTAGCATTCTCTAAATGATCGTGTATATTTAGAATTCGTTGAAAATGATGTCTATTATTTTGAACATGGGCCATATCCTGGTCCATAGCTTGCTGGCGTTTTGCCTTACCAGCCGGAGTCTTTAACTCATCAACTTTACTTTGATGTTTATTTCTTAACCAGGACTCATATCCAGCAGCAGATCTTTTAGCACCAGTCCTTACTGTGCTATTGATATATGTCTTTAGGTTAACTCTATGGTTAGCAATGGCGTCATGAGTTTCATCTGTAGCACCTTCAAACTCTTCTACAGCTTTCTTCATGTGATGCTGGAATTTGGTTTCAGGGTGCTTTGCAGCATGAACGACATGGATTGGCAGCATATGAACATCTGAGTGGTGTTTGAATCCACTACCCTCTTCATGTGGGTCAAATCCATAATGAGCATGCATTGATTCAAGATCACCATGGCCCTTATACTCAGTGTGGATAGCCACACCAATCTTAGCCTTTTTGATCTTTTTGCCTTCTGGCGAATCTGCTTTTTGAGAATAGGTAAGTGTATTTGGTGTAAAGTGATACTTACCGCCATGATGAGTAACATCATTGTGTGTATACATGATGTCGCCTTGGAACACTCTGCCCTTTGGAGTAATCTTTTTAAGATGGTCGTGGGCTGCCTTTAGCTTCTCAACCAAACCGGGTGAGTGACCATGGTTGTTTTCAATATCTTTATGGGAGTAGTTGATCTTTGGTTCTTTATTAAATGCAGACTTGGATGCCGTAAAGAACTTACCAGTGACTGGATGATAACCAAAGATTACAGAAGGCGAACCATCATACTTAATTGTGTTTCTAGTAGAGGAATGAGTGGCACCCATGATAGCATTGTGTGTATCATTGAGTGTATGGAAGGCATGCTTAAAGCCTTCAGTACCAGAATCAACGACATGCTCTTCATTGTGCTTCACATGAATTAGCTTGCTTTCATCGTCAACTGTTTCTTTTAAATACTGAATAAAACTCATTGATTGGCCCTATACTTTGTAACTCTACCATCATGATGTGCCAAGTATGCATCAAACTTAGTTTGAGGAAACATTGTTTTCAATGACAACAATGCATCCAAATTTGTCTTAGCATCATCAAATAACGCTATTCTAGAAAAAGGCTTATTTTCATGTATACCTTTTTGTAGATACTCAATGAATATTGCTTTCTTAGCTGAAGCAGAAGGACCAGGAATCTTACCAGCTCTTTCTACTCTCATGCTATCAATATCAATACCCATATGTCTAAATGTGTCTAGAAATACTTCCTTTTCATCAAAGTCACCTCTAGCTGTGACGATGATAACTTGGTGAGCACCAGCAGACTCCTTTGCTCTGGCAAGGTCATCTTTTAGCCTCTCCACCATTTTATTTATTGGTTTAGAGGTTTCTCTAAAGTGTTTTGCCGACCTAAATTCCTTATATGAATCGTCTGGACCACCAATTTTATACTCTTCATTGCGGGCAAGCCTATAGGTATTGTACTCTTTATTGTCTAAAAGCTTAACTACTTCACCCGTCTTTTTATCAAACACACGGACCCTTGCCGACGTTTCAAACAGTGTCTCATCGATGTCAAATATAGTCAACTTCCTCTGGTTCACTGCATTTTCCTAACAAATACACTAAAGTTATATATGGAAAACCCCCTTTCGGGGGCTTTCTTACATTGCGATTGTGTATGGTTCCATTGACCTATTATATTGATTATTCACCCTTATGAACTCTGTATACAAATGCAATTGCGAGAGTCTATGTGCGCCAACATAGGCG